CTTCCAGCGGGGTAAAAACAGGCTGTTGCAAGTCCACGCGCTTGATGCCAACTTCCAGCAGCAGATACCGCAGCTTGTCCGGGTTGATATCCCGGCCCATCTTGCCAGACTGCCAGCTGATGTACTGCTGCACAGCCTCGTTTACGCGGGCTTGTGCATCCGCGGCAGAGATGTCTCCATCGCGGGTCAGGTAATAGGTCAGGTCGATGTTGTAGTTCACCACATCAGGATCACCAGAAATGACGTGGTCCGTCAGAGGCCGTACCTCAGAGCAAACCTCCACCATCGCTTTCTTGGTTTCGTCCGGGGCAGTGCCGCCATCATCCATGATGGCGTACAGGCAGACAGTGCCGGGGCTTGGGGAGTTCGGCACCACATCGGCGATTTTGGTAGACACGCTCTTCGCGAAATACTTGTAGCTGCCAACAGGCCCTGCGCTGGACCACGCTGCCTGACTATCAAGCAGAAGCTGGTAGAACTCGTCATCGTCCGGGGCATCGCTGCCGTTTGCGCTGGCCGTGACGTTGGAGCAGCCAGAATAGTAGTCGTACACATCAACAATGGTGTTGATGTCGCCGACTGCAAAGTCGTTCCCGACAGTGCCGGAGGTTTGGCATACCACCGTAACGTCCGTATAGGTCGAACCGATAGGCACATATTCATCTGCCGTGGTTGCCCAATACAGCGAGGCGTTTGCGTCCGTGACGCGAGTGCCGGACGGGATGAGGATTGCACTCTGCCGCGCCTCGCTGATGTTGAAACGCATGGTGCAGGTTGCTGCGGTAGGCTGCGGACGCTGCTGCAAGTAGAACAGCTCCGCCAGCGCATCCAGATTCCCGCCATCCGCCCGGCTGGGCAGATTCTGGTTGTCAGCGTGATTGCTGAGGGCACGCTCGTAGATTATCGCGTCCTCAATCCACGAGATGAACAGCCGTTCCGGGCTGCCGGGGCGCACGGATGTGCCAAAAAACTGCTCATACCCCGCACAGAGCAGCGCATCCAGTTCGTCAACGTCGGTGCTGATGAACTGGTGGTCTGCGGTACTACGCATTGATGCTCACCTCCACAACGGGAAGCATCGTTCCGGGGTTGTCCTTGGAGGATTTGAACGTAGTCCCCATATAGGTGGCTCTCGGTTCAAACCGTTCGATGGCTTCCTTGATGGCGGCGCAGAGCATAGGCTGCGCCACGTTTTCCGGGCGGTCAAGAATATCCGAGATGTCGATGCCAAACTCCCGGTAGCCCGGCACGGTGCCTTTCGGCGTGGATAGGATGACGGCGATGTTCTGCAGAACGCTGGCCACGGTATCCTGCTCGCCGAGGGAAATGGCGGTCAGGTCATTTGCCGACACCAGATAATTGCTCATAAAATCGCCTCACTCTCTCGGATATTCCAGTAAAGTGACGCTCGCAGTAATCCATGTCGGAACGCCGAAAGCGTCTGTGTACTTGGTCTTGAATTTCACGGATTTGATGACCCACCGATAGCTGCCGAAGACTTCGTTGCCAAGGACAAACGGCAGCGTCGTGTGATTATCGACATACCCCTTCAGGATCTCGCGCTGCTTGCTTGGAGCCACGCCAAGGTACGCCGAAAGTTCAATGTCGAACGTGATGGTGTCGGCATCTGTGCCCGTAAACTCGGCCAGAGCCTTGCCTCCGGCTCGCTGGTGGGTGGTGTATCTGGCAGACACGCTCTGCGCCATGTCCTTGATGGTTTTGACGTAACCATCGAACACGGCAAAGATAATGTCTCCGAGGCATCCAACAATCACGGATAAATCCCTCCCAACACGAAGCCGTCAGCGTTGAAGCACGGCAGGTACAGACAGATCACGATGTCATCAATGGCGGGCACCCACCACACCACATGGGATTTGTGCTGGTGGTTGGTGGAGTTGTCCGCGCCCGTGACCTTTTCCTCCTCATCCCAAATCTGGCGGGTGCCGTTCTGGGTGTTGAGGATTTTCAGTTGATACGGAGACGGGTGCGTAAACTGGTGGTCATGCTGCCCAGCCTCCTCGGTGTACACAATGGCCTTGTAGTGCTGCATCACAGGCAGCCAGCCGGAAGTAATCCCGGTGTCCTCGAACTTCACGCGCACAAGGCGTTTTTCCTTGTTCACATCGGTAACTTTTCCGATGCGAACATCGACGTTCATGTTCATCAGTAACCTCCCAGCGTATGGCGGCCAATGACTTGCGTGGTGTACCCACCAGAGCCAGATACTGTGTGCTTAGACTGCTTCACGATGTACTTCCCGGACCACGGACCGAAGCCCTCCGCATTGAACGTCAGGCCAGCCACCTTGCCGGGGTCGCCCGGAAAGGTGAAGCTCATTTGGCGTTCAAATTTGTTGTAGAGCCGGAGTTTCTTTGCAGCCAGTTCTTTGGCTTCGGCCTTGCTGGTGACCGCTGCCATGACTTCCAGCTGTTGGTTGGTCTTGCTTTTAGCATCGTAGTCCTTAACGTAGGCAATGCCCTCGATAGCCTTGCCATCAGGCCCAACGTAAGATACCCGGCATGACGCATACTGTGTTCCAGCCCGACCGAGCGAATGACCATACTTGATATAGCTTTTGTCGTCCAGCACGGTAGTCCACACAGCGTCCTTGCCCTCGTACTCCTGCTGGTCAAAGATGACGATTTTGCCATCGGTGCATTTCAGCGACAGCCCTGCATCATGGCAAAGCTGCTGCAAGAAGTCGATGTCAGAGCAGCGGTACTGCTCGACACGTTTATACTCCGGGTCTTTCTTCGCAAGGAACTGGGACTTCATACCGTTCTTCTGCGCCATTTCGTTGGCAATGCCGGAGAGCTTGTACTTTTCCCAACCCTTGCTCTGCTTTGTCTGCCGAATCTGGCTCGTGTACGGTAAGCCCACGGCCTTGATGGTGATGACGCTGGGCGGCCCGGTGGCCACCACGCCGTCAAACTCAAACACGCCGCAGTCGAGGGCTTCGTCCTTGCCATCGGAGTGCCAGTTGCAGGCGGTAATGGTAGCTCGGATTTTCAGACTTCCTTCTCCGCTGCCAGAGGATGAACCAGAAGAACTGCTGCCAGATTTGCCGGAGATCTCGCTGGCATCCACCCAGCCGTAGACACGGGATGTTCCATCGGTGTGGATGACATGGTATGGATGCAGCGCGCCCTCTTTGATGATGGTGATCTTGGCCGGGCCAGCCTTGGGATTTCCATTTGCCTTTTTGTCCGTGGATGCCTTATAGTGCGGACCGCCAAGGAACTGCACCACATCGCCGACCTTATAGCCGTCGGAAGATGCAGCCGATACATCGCCGTCTATCATCTGCTGGAGCCAGCTCTCCATCCAGATACCATCACGATCTTGCAGTTTGATTTGCAAGTCGTCGGAGGCATCCTCCTCGTTGTCGATGAACGACAGCGAGAGCAGGTATGGCATGATGCTGCTGGTAATATCCACACCGTCAAACTCCACCGTACACTCGGCATGGCGGGCAGTATTTTCATCGCTCATGTGACCACCTTCTTCCACGGCGGCAGGGTCGAACTGGTCTTGGTTTCGATTTCCGGGAGCGTCAAAACGATTCCGGCAGGAAACTCAAAATAGTTCAGATACTGCGAGTTCGCAGCCATCAGGCGGGGCGCAAGGGCGCAGCTGCCGAGCTGCGTGTATGCCACGCTGTCCCAGCGGTCGCCCTGCACGGTGGTGTAGGTTTTGCTCATGCGTAACCCCTCCTGAAATTATCAGTGTCGTTGTCGCTCACGATTTCCAGCACAGCTTCCCGGAGGTCGTCATTCTGGGCGTTCAGGACGCTTCGCAGTTCATCCGTATCTCGCATACCGTAGATGTGGTAAACAGGCGCAACGGTGATGGGAGCCGCGCTGCTGGCGTTTGAGCCACCAGATGCAGAGCCGCCGGGCAGCTGCACTTCCGCAACGGAGCGGGTTTCGCCGCCGTTGAAGTAGACCGAATTGCCGCCAGTGACAGTTTCTACATATCGGTTGTACTCCTCACGGATGGCATCCCGGACAGCGGACAGGTCAATCGCATTTGTGCTGGTGATCTGTTCCAGCTGCCGCGCCTCGTTGAACGCTGCGCGGGTCTCCGGCGCGGTCAGCACGGTTTCGCCGCCGTTGAAGTAGACCAGCTCCGGGCCGTTCTCGCCAACGATGGCAAAGCCCGGCGCAGCGGATTCCGTGCCGACTGCATAGCCGGGGATGTTTCCGTTCTTCTGGTCGATGTTGTAACGCTTATTCGCCCCGGCCAGCGCATCAGAGGCAGCGTTCGCCACCTTTTCGTATGCCTCCTTGACACGAGGCATCATGCCCTCTGCGCCATCGATAAAGCCCTGAACGGTTGACTGTGCGCTCTTCATGGCCTCGTCGTTCAAGTCCATGTCGGCCACACTGTCGGCTACGTTCTGCGCGATCTCGTCCATGGCATTGCTCATGCCGGTTTCGAGGTCGGCCATGCTCTCGCCGGTGGTTTTCTGCGCCTCCTGCAAGGAACGGTAGTTCTCGACCATCTTTGCGAGGTCGGAATCCGACGCAGCTGCCATGCCGGCGATGGCGTTTACAGAATCCTTGCTGCCATCGGCGAAGCTGGCGATAACGTCGCTCAAACCGTCAATATCGGCAGCACGTTCAGTCAGGTTTTCGAGGTTCTGGTTGTAGTTGTCCCAGTAGGTGATCTGGCTTTCCAGCGCGGAGTTGATGCTGGATGCAGAGGTGGCGACGACCTTCTCAGCGGTATCCCACAGGTCGTACTGCTTGCTGATGCTGTCATAGGCCGCATTGTAAGCGTCCGTGTATGCCGAAACGAGTTCCTGAATCTCCGCCTCGGCACTGTTGATAACATCGGTGACGGCCTGCTCCTGTGCAGCCACATCGTTTGCGCTGTTGGCGGCATCCTGCTGCGCTGCGTTCAGGGAATCGACTGCATCCTTGGCTTCCTGATACTCGGCCTCAGCTGCATCGATGGCTTCCTGATCCTGCTCTACGGCATCGGTGTAGTTTTCGACTTCACGCCGGGCAGTGGCGAGGTCTTCCGAGTAGCCCATGTACTCGGTGCGCAGCTGCTGCACATCCTCGCTCATGGTGCGCCACGGCAGATCTTCTACCGTGCCGTAGGTGAGCTTGAACTGCTCATCCGTCAGGCCGAGGGTGGTCAGCAGCTTATCGTAGGCAGCAGACATGCCGGCATTGGATTTTTCAACCTTTGCCTGCGCAGTCGCCAGCTTGGTTTCGTTCTCAGCGCTCTCAACCAGCACATTGTTGTACTGGTCATAGAGGGTGTTCAGGTATTCCTGCCGGGCCTGAGCCTTGGCATCTGCTACATAGGCATCCGTATGCTGGCGCAGCGCAGCGGTGCCGCCCTTGATGGAATTGGTCTCAAGGTCAATATCATCCGCAAGGCTGGGAACCAGAACAGACAGCCGGGCCAGCGTGTCGTGGTATTCGGCATTTCCGTCCGTGTTCCCATTTGTGGCGGCCTCGATGGCCTCCA